CGCAGTGTATCTGGGTTTCAAAACCCAGATCTCGGCTAACTCCGACGCGTTGATCAGTAAGTTGCTCGCTGGCGAGTCATAAGACTTGCTATCGGGCTGGATCATCGTGAAATCAGACCCAAACGACGGCAACCCTCGTGAGAGGGATACCCGTCTACCTGGCTTCACCCGCAGACGACAGTCTGGCGGGCGGAGACAGACCGACCGAGATCCACGTACCACTATAACCAAGAAGGTTCTAGTGGTGGTGAACGTGGTAGTCGGCGCTGTGTATCTGATTGGTGAGACTGCGATTTTTGGGACAAATTCTTGTCCCTGAACCGCAGAGCGAGTATCCGTACCTTCGCGATCACCTACGATAGTTATGGGGAAACCCATCTCTACGTGGATGTTCACCTTGAGGGGGCTAACAAGCTCACTCAAGTCCAATTTGACGCAATGAACGCGTTTCTGAAGGCTTTACAAGCCCTTGAAGCGTGTGTGCCGAAGGTTTTCCCTTCGGACATTGGTCATAACGGAGAAGTGTCGGATAGTACTAAGGACTAGGCTACGGATCTGTTCACCCTACCGAAAGGAGGGGACAGTGAAAAGCCTTATGTCACTCTGGTCCTGTGTAGCCGAGGAACTGGCTACACGATGCTGCACTAGCGCCACTCGCGACATAAAAACTGTCGCGAGTCGGATTGAACACGAGGGGCTATCGTTTCTCGCGATAACCCTGGCGGACTATGGAAAAGCCATCCAAAAATGGCTGGACCAAGGTTTCGTCGCCCCTTGGGACTGTCCTGCGTTTCGCAGAGACAGCCTTACTGGTCTCCCTGTATTCCTACAAGGTTTCCTTGGGCGTGTGTTCGATCCTAGTAGTGGCGTGTTGCTTGACGAACCCGATATCGAAGCAATCTTTGCTTTGCGTCAGCTTACGCTGATGTTTAGCAAGATCGCCCTCCCGTCGGAATCCCATTCGCTGGGTATCCAAATCGGCAAAGACCGCTTTAGGGTGGTCTCTGCTGAACGCGAGAGGCGAGCGATGTTGGAGTTCGTCGAGTGTGAGCAGGATGTCAAGGCATCTGACGCCCGCCTCGACCCAGACTATTTGTCTGAGTTCAAGCGAATGTCGGATATGCTTTTTGGCGATCTCTTCGCCAAGGTGGACAGAGATGTCCACTGGGGTCGTCTGATCCCGAAGCATGGTCCAGGCGCTGTCGCAGACAGACTTAGCAGTAATGCTAAGTATGAACTGCGTACCTGGCCCGCCAGACTTCAGCCATTCTTTCCGGCTGAAGACTTCCTCATTCCGAATGGTCATTTTCGTGACAATTTGGAGCGAGAGATTGACGTTCTCGAACCCGGTCAGGAGTTGCCCGTACGGGTGATTACTGTTCCTAAAACGCTCAAGTCACCTCGTGTTATCGCAATCGAACCTGCTGCGATGCAATATGCGCAGCAGTCACTTCGATTTGCGATACAGGAGGCCCTGAATGAGGATGACTTCCTCACCAGGGTCATCGGACTCGATGACCAATCTCCTAATCAGGAGTTGGCTCGCCAAGGCTCCCTCAGCGGGGACCTTGCTACACTCGATTTGAGTGAAGCGTCCGATCGTGTCTCGAATCAGCACGTACTTGCCATGCTAGATGGATATCCCCAATTGCTTGGGGCCGTCCAATCTTGCAGGTCTAGGAAGGCTGATGTACCTGGCCACGGTGTTATCCGTTTAGCCAAGTTCGCGTCTATGGGTTCAGCTCTCTGTTTCCCGATTGAGGAGATGGTCTTCTTGACCGTCATCTTCCTGGGGATTCAAAGGGAGCTCAACACTCCGCTATGTCGTGAGGACTTAGTTAAGTTCTCCCGACAGGTGCGTGTCTTTGGGGACGATATTATCGTCCCGAGAGATTACGTGCTATCCGTCGTAGACGAACTGAGTGCTTTCGGGCACAAAGTCAATGTCAGCAAATCTTACTGGACCGGAAGGTTCAGGGAGAGTTGCGGGAAGGAATACTATGACGGCCATGACGTTAGTATTGTCAGGGTCCGTGAAGTACTTCCTTCACGACGGCCAGACGCATCTGGTGTTCAAGCGGCTGTCGCTCTGCGAAACCTGTTTTATCAAGCAGGGACGTGGAGCGGTGCTCGCTGGTTGGACAACTTCTTGAGTGACCTTATGGGTCACTTTCCGAATGTTGCGCCAACTTCATCAGTGCTGGGCAGGGTGTCATTCCTTGGGTATGAATACCATGGGATAGACGCCAATACTCACAGCCCGTTCGTCACGGGCTTTCGTGTGAGTGCCCTTGCCCCCGAGGATAACCTCGAGGGTGACGGTGCCCTTCTCAAGTGCCTCTTACGGCTACACCCAGTGCGGTTAACACCGCCTATGGGATTGCCTGTCGACACTGAGGTGAGCCTCACAAGCCACCTCATGCCAAGTATTGACACAGAGCACTTGGAGCGTTCTGGACGCCCCGAGCGCGTAAGCATCAAGCTCGGACGGGGTACGCCCTATTAATTAGGGCGCACGGTGGTTTTCCACTGTGGGAGATACCATAGGTATCCCTCCCTGGGATCAGAAGAAGGTTTTCTTTCTTCCCCCAGGGGTGGTCCTGCAAGGGACTAGGAGATGCACTTGGCAGTGC